TCATCTTTCATCTGTATACATCTGATTAAAAATTTCTTTTCCGGTCTGCGTCCGGAAAATTTGCTGATATGCCTGTTCAATTCCGTGACGATTGACGTCATCTTCATATAAATTGACCAGAAAATCTGCCTCCACCAGAATCTGATAATCCAGTCCTTCGATATTATCATATGTATGATGATGTCCGATCAGATAGCAGATACGGTCGATCAGATAATTTTCAATTCCCACATCGGAAAGCATTCTCTGTGCCACAATCGGTCCTTCCTGCTCCTGCAGCTTTCCCGCACTGCTCCCGTACTTCTCCTCCGCCGGCTTGATGCCGATATCGTGCGTGTATGTCATGGGTATAAGCGGCTGCTTCCAATATAAAAAGGGATGTCTCGTCAAGCCCTTCTTTTGTTCCGATGATTCTTGCGAAACTATGCACTTTCATGAAATGCTGAATCCGTTTCGGATCTCCGGAAAAAAAGGCGATCATCTGTAAAAACAGCTCATCCAGCTGTTGCCTGCTGTAATAACTACTGTCACTACTGTCCATTGTGTGTTTCTCCTTTATCTAACATCTGCAGTGCAAACGTCGCTGCAATGTAAACAACTGCACATAAAATAATTAATACTGTTTTTTTCCCGGCAACACCGGCACAAAGTTCTGCCAGAATAAGAAGTCCATGCACCCAGAGTTCCGCATGATGCAGCATCACTGCAATAACTGCCTCAATGATAACAAGCAGACACATAGGAACTACCGGAACGTTAAGGACTCTCACCCCTACAATCACCATAATTGCAACAATTGCTGCAAAGGCCAGTAATGTCGGTACCTGAAACGTCTTTTTGTTCTTGTCCATTTTTTACCTCAACCTTTATTCTTATTTTCTTTGTCTGCGCCCATTATACCAATTTCATGCCTAAGAAACAAGCACTTTTTAAAGTAAAAAAGACACGTCTTCCATCGGATACCCGATACAAAACGTGTCTGAAACGAAGCCAATAAGGGGACTCGAACCCTTGCACAAAGCATCAACTTTTCAGTGTTTATGCGGCTTGTAGCGTTTTTACTTTGATTACTTTTGATTACTTTTTTCAAAATAGTAATCAAACGACTAACTTGTTCGTGCTTTGAAGTCTGGTATACTACTTAAAATATCTGACTTTTTCTCGATAGATCTGCGGTTTCTGTGGTAATGTTCCTCTGTAGTTCCTAGGCTTGCGTGCCCCATCTGACCAAGGATCAACCGCTCGTCAATATTGTTGTCAAGAAGGATGGTTCCGTATGTCTTTCGGATCTTATGTGGAGACTTTCGATAGATTCCTAACTTATCGCACAATCTCTGTAATCGCATTCTTACACAATTCGCATTCAAGCGCTCTCCATTTTCTTTAATGAACACAAATTCTTCAAATGGATTCGTTTTTCTGATCCTATCACACAACCACTCGTAGTCCTTTGGGATGATAATTGTTCTCGCCCCAGCTCTCGTCTTTGGGAAATCCTTTATCGCAACCGTATATTTTGCATCGTCCTCTCCACGATACCTTGTTTCGGTTCGCCGAACCTTGACCGTATTACCGTCAAAATCATCATGTTTTAGGCACACAACCTCTCCGATTCTCATTCCGGTCACGAACATTAGAAGTATTGCTATGTTTGATAAATCAAGGTTGCATTCCAAATATTTAATCATAATATCAGTTTCATTCTCGTCAAAAACCTCTTCGTAATCTTCCTTGATCGTTCGTTTGAAATCGGAATCAGATGTATCAAGCTCCTCAAACAATTCTTCAACATTAAAATCAATCAACTTCCGCTTTTTGGCTCGTTTCAGAAACCCTTTGGTTATCCCTTTTAGTCCGGAAAACGCCTTTGCCGTCAAGTTAAACTTCGGAATCTGTTCTTCTAGGAAATCTCCCCATTCATCTTCCGATATTGATTTTATGTGCCTTTTACCCATTTGTTTAAAGTGCCTTTGATAAAAGTTGCGATTCCTTTGGTGCGTTGCATTTCCAATCTTGTTCAGTGCCAACCGCCTGTCGTTCCACTCTTCAAACACTTCATCAATGGTTGGATTTTCTTCTTGAATCTGTAAATAATCGATAACCTCATTTTCAATATCGACCCTATCTTTTTTCTTAAGTAGCTTTCTCCCTTTCTCCTTGCATGGAATATAGGTTCTCCAATACCCATCTTTCCCTTCCCATATATCATATGGGTGTTTCTTTAGTATCTTTTCTCTTTTGTTCATTTCAACTTGTTCTTGCACAAGTGCTATGTCGAGAATACCACTATCAACGGCATATTTCAACAGTTCTTTTTCATCCAATCAAATACCCCCGTTCTTTCTATTTTATCCTTTATATCTCTCACTCTGTACTCTATCGTTCTTAGTGATAGATTTTCTTTTGTGGATATTTGCTTTTGTGAAAAACCACGGCAGAGAAGAGAGAAAATCCTCTCCTCCTCTTCCGTGAAATTGGCATTTTCTTTAATGTATTCAAGTTCTGGCTTAATGAATTTTGTAAATTTCATAAGCCATTTCTCCTTATTTTATTTGTTGATATTTATATGTTTTCAATATTAAAAACATAATAATAATTGATAAAATCTATAAAACTATTGCTGACTCCATATTTCCTTATCAAGAATATATTGTCTGATAAATCTATCTGCGTACTGTGGGTGTATCATTGACCTTGCTGTTTTTTATCTATACCCAAGGGGTTTTTATTTGTAATATATTGTATTGGCGGCATACTTTCTACTTGTTCCAACGGTTCAAAAACAAGATTGTTTTTAGGATTTAATCCAATAAACCAATACTGAGTGGGCTTCTTGTAATAATCCCCATTCTGTGTCCTATCCCTGTCAATTACACTTGGCTTCAAGCACCAGAAGTTTGTAAGGTAATGTAATCCACTTGTATTCAATGGATTTTCAATTACAATTTGCAAATGACCTCGCTGACAAATTATCACTAATTTATTCAGCTTTTCATAAAACAAATCAAGTTCCTTATGCCGTTTCATTGCCAATTCACATTTTTGCTCAATAGTGTAATTCCTGTACTGATAAGCCGTGCAAGCCAGATGCCTCAATCCCTGGTCTGAAAAATAAGTGCAAGGGAAAAATGCAAATATCAAATCATCAGGGCTTATCTTATCAAACAAACTCGGCTCACCTTGATACCCCCTATCAATTTCTTCGAAAAGGTCAGTAACATAGTCGGTTTCGTTAAATTCATTCTGAATATCATAGTCGTAGGCTTCAATTCCATACTTCTTGAAAGCGTTCTTGAATGTTCCTGACTGTTCAAATAAACAATGTACTTTCATACTGTATCTCCTATAAAATCACTTAATCTCATTTGTGCCATTTCGGTATCTAACCTCTGTTTTGACACCTTGTAATAGTATTCGTCAAGCTCAAACCCGACAAATTTATGATTAGTGTTATAGCAAGCTATCAAGCTACTCGCACTGCCTACATGAGTATCAAGTATAATGTCATTAGGCTTTGCATATCTGCTTAATAACCATTCATATAGTGCAATGGGCTTCTGCGTTGGATGTATGCGATTTTCTTTACGCTTCATGTTTTGCTGAAGCATTCCAGCCCACCTATATTTAATTTGCCTTACTGCAGTACTGAACGAAGTCCATGCAAGCTCACAATCAGCAAAATCGTTATCTCCATTATCTTTATCCCAAACAATCCAACAACTACTATCAAACGGCATTTTGCTGATAAAATGATTTGCGCCCCATATAATTTGATTTTTTGAAACTCTAAAAAGTTCATCAAAGTATTTTTCGCTTGGTGGCTTTAAATCCATTCCACTAAAAGCCTTATAATTCTTTGCTCTCGCTAGTTTACCTCTTGTATGGTTTTTATCCCCATTTTCTCCAATTCCATATGGTGGGTCTACAATCGCAAGGTCAAAATATTTGTCGGGAAATTCTTTCATCCCCTGCATACAATCCATGTTGTAATATCCAAAATCTAACATTTTGCGCTCCTTTATATAAAATCACTTATATCCATTTGATTATCCTTTTCAAATACAAGCATTTCATTCTTTGCACGCTCGTAAAAGTTTCTGTCAATCTCGAATCCGTATGCACTTCTGCCAAGTTCTGCGGCGGCTCTTAGCGTGCTACCGCTACCGCAACAAGGGTCAATAACAACATCTCCCTCGTCTGTAAAAATCTCAATCAGCTTTTTAAGGACTGCTACGGGCTTTTGTGCCGGATGAATTTTCGGTATATCTTTTCCGTCTTTCTCCCAAGTAAACCAATTGAAAATCATGTGTCCTGTACCTCTGATATTCTTTCCGTTTTCATCAATTTGCAAGCCGTTTCTGAATTTCGGCAACTTATTTCGGTACAGTACGAGTGCATATTCCGTAGCACCTACGATACGCATATTAGCTTTAAGTACCCGTGGACTGTAATTTTTACAGAATACAAGCGGTATGTAATTAACAAATCCATGTTTCTTCGCCGCCGCAATCAATGTTGACAACTGCTCAAATGCGCAAAATACAATCATACAAGGGCTATTACTACTTCTGCCCCTCGCGATAGGCTTCGTGTCCTCTTTCTTCAACATCTTTGAACAAAAATGGAAGTATTCGTACAAATTAAAGTTAAAATCCGAATTAAAAGCCGCCTTTTTCGCAAGTTTGCTCTCTCCATTCTTGTTATCGCCACCGTTATACCACATAGGGTTACTGCCATAGAAGTTGTTTCCGACATTATAAGGAACATCAGCTATAATCAACTGTGCTGGCGGTATTGCATATTTCTTGTAATTCTGCATTGAATCACGATATATCTCGCATTTAATCTTCTTTTTATACATTTTAAATCTACCAAAAGGAAACCTTGGTTTTATGTGCGCACAACCTATTCCTTTCTTTGATTTTTAGTTAGTTACTGTGGCTTTCTGCCTGTCTGAAAATACTCGTCATAAGCGTCAACTGTATCGCGTATTTCAACCATAGCCATATCAAGTGTTACATCTTTTTTATCCAAGGCTCTTTCTGCATAATCTTTAATTCTCATCATTAAAGCCTGTGCTATTACTATCTCTGCATTGTTACCCACTTTGAATCACCTACTTTCTTTTCTCTTAAAATCCTCGCAAGGCACATCAAGCAAGCAACCGCATTTTTCGGTTTCCATTCCTCCCCAATATGTCTTATATCTGTAAGAATTTTGGCATTTAAAGCAGAAATCCTTGCCATTGTTCAATTTGCAACTTGTCTTTTTATCTTCCAGCTTTTTCCCGATACTCTCGTTTATCCTTTTGAGTTCCTCGACCTTTTTCTGCAATTCCTCAAAATCTTCAATGAGTTTGTTGTATTTCTTCTTACTTAAAATCTTCATTCTGAATCACCCTTTCTTTTTCTTCTTAGATTTAAATTTAAAAACATCGTTTTTCTGACGGCTTACCATGCTACGATATCCGTTCATCTTACTGGCTCTGCTCTTTGCCATTCACTCCACCACCTTTCACAATCTGGATTGCTTTGCCTATGCACTCTTCTATGCATTTTTCATATGGAGTGTTTTTATAATAGTGTGTTTCTTCATTACTATAGTCTTCCAACTGCTCCACAACCTTGTCCTGGTCGTAGGCGGTCGGCTGTGCATCTATCACGCTTGCCAATGTTGCCAAACTTACTCTCCTAAAATCATCATCAGATTTACTTGCATTCATGCAATATTCTTTTAGTGCATCTGCACCAATCAGCTTCATCGTTTTTTATCTCCTTTCTTCAAATAATCAAAAACCTCATTTCCAATCATCGCTACAACTGACAGAACGCAAAAAAGCTCAACTCCAAATTCTGTTAGAATGTCTAGCCTAATGGCTATAAGTATTAGCAGAAAGAAATTTATGTACGATTGAAACATCATTCTTCATCACTCCAATCTAACCTACAACCGCAATTACTACAGTAATTTGGCGCATTGTTGTTATTCATCATTCCTATATCGTGACTGACTTTAATTACATTTCCGCACTCACAATGAAATTTTGAAAGCGTGTCGCTAAGGTTGTAATCAAATGTTGGTCTTTTCGGTATCTGCTTTTCTCTTGCTGTCCGGCATTCTTCCAAAACCCCAGTCTTGCGATATTGGCGCCAATCACTTAATGCTTCAAAATAATTGCTTTTCATATCCTGCAATTCTTCCGGCGTGCCGATTGCGCGGTACTGTTGTACTTCTTCCAGTGCCTTAATTGCTACTCTAGTAGCTTTCGCAACTCTGCATTCCCCATATTCACAATTAAACGGGCTGCCTGTGCCTCGTGTGCATTCATAACAACTGTCTTTCTTCAATATCTTAATTGCTTCATTCTCCGTCATGCTATCCCTCACTTTCTGCCAGCTTTGCCATTTTCCAACCGACTATATCCTATTTATCTGTTGCACTCCAAGATGTTGCTCCTCCACTCCATGCGCACACCGTGTTGTCCTCATATTTAGCGAAATATCTTCTAGTCCATTCGCGATTTTCATGATCTCTTACCAAAATCGGCGTATCTACCGCAACCTTGCTCCAATCAACAGGTGGCTCAACATATTCGCTGTTCGCCCATTTTTCGATCATGTCATTGCAATACCCTTTTCCATGCGTGTTAAAAGCGCAATCCGAACATTTCAAATCTTTGCAACCAACTACCACATTGTCAGACTTTCTCATTGCCACATTATCCCCTGCGCAAGCAATATCTAAAATCTCTTTAGCGTATTTTTCTTTATTCTTCATATTAAACCTCCAAATCGCATATAAACTTAATCTCATCAGCTAACGTTTCAGCTATCATCGGCACCGTCAACTGAAACTGCTTGTAATTAGCTAACGTATCAATATAGTCGATGAATTTGTCCGAGAAATACTGCAACTGTTTCACTGTTATCTTAAATTCCTTTTTTAGAATCGTAAGTGTCAGTGCAAAATAGTTAAACAAAGATGCGCTGGAAAGCCTGTATGCTTCACGCTCAATGCAGAAACCTTTCTTTGCATACAGGTTCATTAACTGTCTCTGTGGAATTTTTCCGACTTCCTCTTTGATGTCGATTCCGTATTTACTTTTCAGATAAACAGACAAGTCCTTTCCGGTATTTCCACCGGATGCTACTTCATCTAAGTAGGATTTCAAAAAATCCTGCAACCGGATGATTCTTGTCTGTCCGAATCCGAATTTGTCATGCAGAATTATGTACCCAATCACGACAAAATCTTTGTACGATTTTGATATAACCTTATCAGCATTTCTCTTTTCAAAATCATTTCTCCCGATAGTCCGCATTTCCTGTTTTGTGTAAAATGTCGGCTTTTTCTTCCGTCTCAACGCATTACTCATTTCTTTGATTTCTCCTTTCCGTATGTGATTTCCAACCATGCAAAATGACTCAATACAAGCTGTCTTGCACGTTCTTCGATTTCCATGCCTTTGTATTTGTTTATCAATGATTCTCCGGCTTTTACAACTTCATCCCACCAAGAATCTTTGTTGTCCGGGGAATAGTATTTCTGAATGAATTGCCAATAATCCATAAATACTTGCCATTCTTCCGAACCCTTTTCGATCTTTGCACTTGCCATAGCCACTACCTCTAAAACGGACAATCACCATTGTACGGCTTGAATCCGTCCCCACGTTCTTTCTTTTTTATCTCCGCAACAACATCATCAAACGGTTTTTCGATTTCAACAAACTTCATGTGATCTCCATCAAACTCCATTGCTTCGCGCATTGTCATTCCCTGTCTGTTCTTTTCGATTTTTACACCCTTGGCTCCCTTGTCATTGTCTGACAGATTCCACAGCATAATTATGTTTGACGCGTCCTGTTCGATTGCCCCGGATTCCCTCAACTCTGCCATGGTAGGCTCTTTTGTGTCTCTGCTTTCAGATGCTCTTGTTATCTGTGAAAGTGCTATTACATGTGTATTTAAGTCTCTTGCAACCGATTTTAAACCTCTTGAAATTGATGCTACTTCTTCATTTCTTCCGGAATATCTGTTATCCGGCATAAGCAATTGCAGATAGTCAACAACGATAACGTCAAAGTTTTGGTGTCTGCATTCTGACTTTATTTCCCTCGGAGATACAGTCCCGGACGCAACCCATAATTGATAATCACTCATTTCTTCATTCGCTTGGTTAAATTTTTCCTGTTCATCGCCAAGAAACGCTTTTGCCCTTCTGATTCTCGTTAAGCCGATTTCCGCAAGTCTTGAAATAAATCGCTCATACACCTGTTTATCGATCATCTCCAAGTTGAAATATGCGACTTTAAGTCCTTTTTTTGCCATATTTCCAATAATCTGCGTTGTGAGTGCGGATTTTCCAACTGCCGGTCTTGCGGCAATTACTGTTACGTCACCGCGTTCAAGATCTCCAAGTGCATCATCAAGTTGCGATAGCCCGATTTTTATACCACCCTCTCCAACACTTTCGTTGAAATATTTGTCTTTATTCTCAACTGCAATCTGCTTCATTGGTTTTAGCTTTACTTCTTTTCCCTCTTGCAAATGTTCAAGTCTTGTAAGAAGATCACTGATTGTATCATCAATGTCGCATGGTTTTAAACTGGATTTCTGGTACATTTCCCGAACCATTCTCGCCTTGTATTCTTTCGCAACCGCATCGGCATAACTTTTAACCATAGTTGAAGTGATTGTTCCGGTAATACAGGATTTCATCAATTCGCTAATCTGTTCCTGGGTGTATTTGTGGTTCTCAAGTGCCATTGATAACGACATTGGGTCGATGCTTTCATTACGGTCATACATTGCAAGCATTTCCTTGTATGTGTCCTGCGCAAAATCCGAACTAAACATTTCCGGTTTCAGTGTTCGCCAGATGCTATTTAGCACATCATTGTCAATCAATACGCACCCGATCACTCCGAACTCCGCTTCTGTCAACTACAATCACCTCGTTTCTCCGCAATCTGCAACCAATAGTCGCAATCGTTTTTTATCCAATCAACGTATTTTGGAATGTACCGAAAATCCTTATCGTCTGGATTCTTTTCTTGATAGTCACTCAAATATGCTTCTGTGGCTTTGTATAACAGCCGTGCAATGTCTGGTTGGTTCTCTTCGATAACTTCTAGCACTTTATCCATCCAAGCCGTTTTAGAGGTACTGTACGCTGTTTTCTTGGGGTATATATCAAAAGTCTTTTTCCAAGCATCGTCAAAATCAAACAAATCTCCGGAATCGGTCGACAGCGAATTTTCTTTTATATTTTCTTTCTCTTTATCTTCTTCTTTTTCTTCTTCTTTATCTGAAACAGCGACATCAGACGATTTATCGGGCGATTTTTGCTCAATCAGGTTCTTCTGCTTCTTTCTCCGGTTCTGCTGATATAGCCTGTCACGTTCCTTTTTCTTCTCATAAGCGTCAAGTGTTTGGTGCTTATTCCAATTCGGAATCGTTATCACGTTGTCAACGACCTCAATCATTCCAAACTCTTCAAAGGTCTTAAGCGCAAGCCTTACCGTGTTCAAATCTCTGCGGAAAATGGTGGCAAGCATTTCATCCGTAAACGGCAATTTGTTGCTCATCATAAACACACCGTTGTTATTCTGTTTTCCGGCAAGAATAAGAAGTTTGAACCAAATCGTAATGATGCTATCCGCGCTCGGCATACTCTCAATCAGAAGAATCTTTTCATCATCAAAGACATCTGTTGTGATTTTAATCCACTTGACTTCTACCATCTAATCACTCTCCTCATATGTATTTTCAGAAATCAAAGCCATAAACTTCTCATACTGTTTTTCAGAAACTTTGTTACCCTGTTTCTCCGGCTTCAAGCGGATTTCAAGGTGTTTTTCAGCGATATGCGATAATTCCTTGGCAAGGCTCTTTTTGCCCTGCTTAATGCCGTCATAATAGCCTTTTGCTGGTTTAAATTCGTTTATCTTTTCTTTTCCTGCGCCTTGACCGCCAGCCGTTTTGTTGTAACGGCATTGATAACCTTTCTTTGTATATTCCAAAATCCAATATTGTTCCATTTCATCAAGTTTCTCTCTCGGATAATGGATAAAATCCAATTTCCATCCATACGGATTTTCTTCACTATAAAATCCTCTTTTTTTAATCGAAAGATCTATGTGCTGATAACCGGATAAATGTGAAACATTTCTCTCTAAGCAGTCAACGCTCTGCCCAATGTAAAAGTAAGATATACCGTTTTCATCAGTCCTCGTGTAGAAATAAATTCCGCTCTGATTTTTCATTCTAGGGCAAACACTTAATATCCGTTTCTCGTTGTTCTTTTTTATTGCATATAGCTGCTTGTAATTTACATTCGGCATTTTCTTCTACCTCTCAATGGCGTTGTTAATATCTCTTCAATAGTCCAACCCATATCCTTTCTATGTAATAAGCAATGTGCATTTATACCTACTATTTCAGCCCACTCAACAACCCTATGGGTTTGTCCGTTGTGCTCCCAAACAGGCGAACCTGATAAATCTTTACATTTTTTACTGCAATAAACTGCGTCATTGTAATGACCTCCTCTTTTGGCGTTAAATGATTTATTGCAAATAGGACATATTTTCATATAGTCTTTTGTGTTTGGATGCTCTCTGTAATAAAGAATCCTTCCGCAGTGATTACTACATGTTTTTTGCCCATTTCTCTGCTTTTTCACAAATTGCTTTCCGCAAACAGGACATTTTAAAAATTTTTCCTCTAAAGGAATGCTATTTCTTTTGTTTTTAGCTTGTTCTGCATTTGTTACAAACCTGCAATTGCTAGGCTCGTAATTCCCATTAACATCAATTCTGTCAATGGTTAAAATGTTCAATCCCTTATCCGTCTTTTCCTCTTTATACCCGTTTGCGATTGCCCAATCGTGGAAACTTAGAAAATCATTCTTCCATTCATCACACATTGCAATCCCTCTTCCACCGTAATTTTTATAGTCGCGAGAAGTTTTGCAATAGCAACGATATTTAATACTTTTCCACAGAGGATATAATCTACCGCATTTATTTGATAATCCGTGTTTATATCCCATCCAATCACTTCCTCTCCAATGGCTTCATGCTCATTTGAGCCACAAACTTTCCGTAGCTCATTCCGGAGGCGCGTGCCATATGATTCACAGCCTTGATTGCATCATCCTTTTTCTTTGGCTTTCTCAATCGTTCTTTAATGTCAATGCCGATGCAGTCTTGGCAATCAACTTTGCGTTCATCTATCGTCATAAACAGCCTGCCACATTTCGGGCATATTCTTGTATACACAGTTCTTCCAGCCTTTTTAAAATTTTTAAACTGTGCGTATCTTCTTGCACATTTGGGTCTACAGTATTTTTGATCTGGTCGCTTCGGCTCAAATTCAGCCATACAGTATTCACATAATTTCAATTTTTACCTCCAATCTTTTGTAAGGGCGGTGCGGTAAACGCACCGCCAAAACATGGCTTTCAATAAGGTTTGTGATAACTATTATTCTCCATGCGTTAGAATGGTTTCTTTCGCTTTTCAGCCGGTGTTTCAACCGATTTATTCTTCAATCACTTCAAGTTCACTCTCCTTTAAAGGGTTGTACTCGCTTGATTCATAACTGATATGTGTTTTTTCCGGAGAATATGCCGATTCTTTTGCGCAATATGGCACATCATCGGTTTCTAATGCAACAACGATTTCTCCCGTTTTAAAAAAAACCATGACTATCACTAATAACTCTGCACTTTGTTCCTTTTTTTCATGCTTTCTCCTTTCAGAACGGACAAAGGTTCATATCAACCTCTAGTCCTTTTTCTGCAACATAAACATTTGCTCCATATTCAATTTTTTCTTTCGTTCGTTGTAGGAATAACGCGGGATCTCCGCTTGTGTCCGATAAGTGTATTAATACGACATTCCGTAAAGCTGGGTTGTCGTTTGTCTGAATAAATTTAAGCGCCGTATCAAGGCTCATATGACCTCGCAAACGGTGTTCGTAATTTGGCTCGTTCCGGTCTACCAAGTCCATGCTATAGTTGGCTTCAACCATAATCTGCTCAACTTTCGTACCGGAAAAATCATACTTGCAATATTCCAAGTCGGTCAAGAATAAAAGCTTACCCATTTCCTCATGCTCAATTAAATAGCCGTAGCACTCTATTTCTGTATCATGCGGTACATTAAAGGGAGTAACCGTAAAACTGCCGATTTGCCGTGTTCTGCGTGGCGGAATGGCTATTGTACGCTCTCCTGTAATGGTTTCAAGTGCCGTCTGCGTTTCAAATGCCGTATAAACCGGAATGCCGGATTTCATAAAATCTTTTATGTATCGTGCATGGTCTCCATGTTCGTGGCTCACAATGCAACCGACAACATTTGCTATTTTCCAATCAATCATCTTCTTAAAATCAAGAAATTTGCATCCAGCTTCGATTGCAAGGATTTCTCCATTGTCGGCAATTAAGGCGTATGAGTTACCGGATGAACCGGAACCTAAGACTTTTAATTTCATAGGCTACTCCAATTCTTCCTCTGCCGGAAAGTGGAAATATCCATTCAGATTGTTAAATTCCACACGTTCGCAAGTATCCTTAACTACCACAGTTCCAAAGCCGCCTTTCATAGAAGCCTTTAGCGTTTCATTGAAATCATCTGGAATATCCGCATTTGTGATAAATTTGCCTGCATATGCATCTCTAAGCATTTCCATGGCTTTCTTCGCTTTTTCTTTGGTGGAATATTCAGCAATTTGCATGTCTTCATTAAGCGACTCAACACCTATTAAGTTTTTGTTCAGGAAATAAATTCTTGACCTGAATCTCTGAATAATCACCTCTTCATATGGTACATCCATTGTTCCGTCCTGCGATATAACTCTCATGGCAGCCTCCTAATCTTTCATAAAGTCCGGCAAATTCTCGTCATTCTCTGCCGATTCAACAACTTCCGCTTCGACTGCTGCGCTTTCAACTTCTTTTGCTTCCGCATCTACAACAAAATCCTCTGAATTGGCGTTCTCGGCAATTTCTTCCTGCGTCTGCTGATAAGTTTCATCCATCTGCATAAGTGACTGTGTAGCCATAGCGTTAAGGTCTTTCGGATGCTTCTTGATTGCATTATTACGCATCTTGCGAATAATCATAGCTTCGGAAGTTTCTCTCCACGCCGCGCTCATATAAGGTCTTGCCACTTCACAAGCAAGCATTTCTTCCAATGTCTTGCATCCGAGAAGTGCACTGATAATCTCGTCCTTTTTAGCCTTAATTTCAGCCTTTTGCTTGTCGGTTGCCTTGCGCTTATTCTCGCAAATTCCAAACGTTTCATTCAAAAGATTGTTGCGCACATGAGCCAAAAGGTTTCCTTTCACGCCTTCACGTTCCGCAATCATGTATTCAATCTTTCCACCGTCCATCTCGACTGGATAAACTACACGGATTACTTTCTGCGACAATCCTTTTTCTTCCCACTCCGGCGGCGTAACTTCAACACCTCTGTGCTTCGGATATGTAAATTCATCCCCTTCTTTCACAAGCCATACCGGATAGACCTTTTTAACACCAACACCGAAATTACGGAGAAGTGCATCGTTTCCGTCTCCCTCAATACCCATTTCAACCTCTTTATACCAATTTCCATTGGCATCCTGCTTATTTCTCAACTGGAAATAACACTCTCTCGGTACTGCATTTGCATTAAGTTTAAGGCTGGAGACCTGCCCGATAACCTGCCGCAAATTAGAACCATTCAGATTTTCCATAGCTGCCTTATTTGATGTAACAAGGTTGTAAATCGCACTCATTGATGCCATAACACACTGTTTTGAATAATCATCAAATACAAGACCATGTTCCTCGAAATCTCGCTCCATAAGTCCGGTATACTGGTTTGCGTAGAACGAAAGCCTTGTATTCATTTCCTGCTTAACTGCAACTTCCTGTTTCTTTGTTTCTGCCATAATTGCTTTTCCTCGCTTTCCTAAATCTCATTAAATGCCTGTTATAATTGCATAACCAAGACACATGCTGCAATCGCAGCTACGGCTTTCCAATCAATCTCAAATTCTATACAATCTATAAAATTGAATTTCATTTTATCTCCTTTCTATTTCTCCCATGTTAAAATCACAAAATCCCAATCTTTCTTATCTCCACTTGGACTTTCATACGCAGTAAGTTTATGTGCAGCATGTCCTTCAAACTCTTTGTCGGTCATAACCAACGCATCATTACGCATCCCATCCAAGATTTCTTTTACATCTTTTACCGTTAAATACATATATAGTTCTCCTTTCTCAGATTAGTTTGAAATCAACATTTATTTTTCCTCGCTTTCCTCATATTTCTTCACAACCGCCACCTTATCAGCACCGTAGGTTTCCACCCACTTCATATCCACGGTTTCATCCGTAACAGTCAGCTTTGCACCCTTGTCATTTACAACCATGTCACCGGCTTTTACAGAATCCTCGGTGCGGTATGTATAGCTTCTTGTGCTGTTTGGAAATTTTGCTTTGATATACTGCACTTATCATTCCTCCTTAATTTTCAAACCAAATGGAACATTTCCATTAACAATAGATTCCCAATGTGCAATAACATTTGGATTAGCACTTGGATTGCATGGTTCCATTGGAGCAAACATAAATCCGCTCTCCTGTTTCTTATTTTCCTCATCCCATTCCTTCTCGGTTCCAAAGCCAAGATGCTCATAGAATTTTGGATTGTCCTCATATGTCGGGTATTCCGGATGCTGTTTCTGCCATTCCACAACATCCACTTTAAACTTCTCCATATCAATAACCCATTTATCATGAGCAACCTTCCATTTTTCCACTTTATCGTTATTCTGGTTAATTTTGTTTTGAGCTTCTTTCTTGACAGATTCCCAAATTTTACTACTTATAGATATAAAAGAAGCTTTATACTGCGGATAAAGAAGATTGTCATAATCAAGAATTTTCAACCCTGTCTTATTGTTCTGAAAATTCCATTCTCTAATAACCTGCCACATAATACATCCGGCTTGAAATCCGGTAATTCCACCTGTCGGAGAATTGTCAACCGCGCACATGGCTGCTATTCCTGCTGCCGCAACTGCGTGGCAAATAGTTCCATAATCATGCGAATAGTCTTCTGTTAAATGCCTTACAAATTCCGGAAGCGTTTCCACAGTCTGTTTTTTCGCTTCTTTGTACCATTCATTCTGGATTTTCATTTCCTCTGTAATCTGTTGTTTCATCTTCTAAACCCTCTCTTTCCTTTATTTCTCATATCTTTCTCGCAATACGGAAGAGGACAATGTCCGGATTCCGCAAAATCAAAGAATCCTTTCTTGCTTGCGCTCTTCCAACGCTTGCACGACATACACCTTGCATCCGGCTGCGTGATGTTGTTTCCGATTCCTATTCTCGACATTCAATATCCCCGCTTTCTTAGTGAAAATCCGCTTCCGGTTCTTTTTCCGGTTGAATATAACTGTCATCATATTCCTTATCAATAACGATAGCCGTTCCAGCTCTGGATAATCTCAAGAGTAGCACCTCAAATTCACTCAAGTTTCTAAGTGACGAAATCGTCAAATCCTTATAGGAAGAAAGTGTATATGGTTCTTCTTTTCCGTTGCCCCATATCCGCTTTGACACAGGAATTTCAACATTCAGTTTTTCATCATGCTCATTTTCAAATGTGATAACTGCTCTTTGCACACTGCTCCATGATGGCTTATCTTCCAGCTCAAACCGCATTTCACATTCCACGGATTGATAAGAAACGCCATCATCGTAATCAATGTCTAAATCTTCTGTGTCAATATCCCTTTCGCATTGTTTAATCCATGCCTTGAACAAATCCGTAAGTTTGATTTCTTTCTGCTCCGGCTCCACCATAAGGTCTTTAAAATTCTCCAGAATCTTTTTATTTCCAATACAGAAATCCGAATTAACAATCTCTGTTAAAACAGAATCAAGTTTGGGAAGATACTCTGAAAAATCATAACTCTCAATGTATGGAACCATGACTTCTTTTACCTTTTCCTCAATGGCATGCTTTGCATCTCCCCAACGAAAAGCATCTTCGATTGCTCCCACCAATGCATTCATAAATTTTTCTTTGACAATTTCACTTACTTCATCCGAAGATAAACTTTCCGATGCTATTTTCAATAATTCTTCTTTCATTTACACACCCTCCACTTTCAACTGCTTATCCTCTGATACTGTCAGAAGAATTAACTGTGTATCAACAGCCGGTACATATTCATCATTGATACTTTCTGCACCATCAAGGAAAATCGGAACATACATATTAAAGAACTTCTGAAAACTGTTGCAAATATCAATCTTCGCTTCAATTTCCCTGCCAGTGTTAGTCGTGTCACCGAACACCTTGTAAATGCCAGCTTCTTCATCAAGCACCGTAGGAATACAAACTTCCTTATATTCTCCGTTTTTCTGGAAATCGAACAACTTCCAACGTACAATACCGAAATGCTGATTGATTTCTTCAACAAGTAACTTATTCTTTCGTTTTGAAACTTCTTTGAGCTGATAAAGAATCCTCTCGGCATCTGCCTTTGCTTGTCCATACTCGTTCTGTTTATGTTGCATATCTGCAATCTTGTCATCAATTTGAACATTGTTTTCAGCCTGTGCAATAATCTTATTTACTTCATCAAGCTGGCTCTGCAGATCTGCTTTCTCGACTTTCAAATCAGTAACAATCTTGTCCGCACCATCAGATTCCAGCTTTTCAATATCGGCGAGAACCTTGTCACGCTCTGCTTTCAGTTTCACATAATCTTCATTCTGCGTGTAATCAGCTTCGCTCGAGATCTCGGATAACTGCTTCGAAAGTTCTTCTTTCTTTGCAATGGCATCCTGTTCCTGTTTCTTTAAAGCGTCAATTTCTGTATTCAGATCAGCATTTTTCTTTGTAAGTTCGGTAATAAGTTCCTTCTTCTCGGTGCCAATAGTATTCAACCGATTCAGTTCAACCTTTTTGTCAGTGTCAAACTTAAATCTTTTTGCTTTCAGTTTTTCTTCCGCATCCGCCTTGGCTTTTTCTTTCCGGCTTTCAAAATCAGCCTTTAACTGCTCGATTTTATCTTCTGGCAACTTCTGACCGCACAGTGAACAAACAGTGCTATTTTCATCAAATACCCACTTGGATTCGTCAAACAGGTAAGGCGCTTCATCAAATGCCTTGGCATATTCTGCATTGTACTTTTCTCCAATTTTCTTCCGTTCTGCATCCGCATCTGTGATAGCCTTTTCATTACCGACAATCTGATTTTCTTTCAAAGAAATCGTCTGCTCCAGATGTTTTAATTCATCTTCGCAACCGCACAGATCAGCATCAATTTCGTATCTACGATTGGATAATTCGCGGTTCATCGTCTGTGTAATTCCGGATATATCAAGTTGTAACCGCATTTCCTTATCGCGCAATTCGTCAAGCGAATGATCGGCACCGGCAATCTTCTTATCGCATTCAGCGATTCTTCTTGCCAGATCAGCCTTGGCAAGTTCCTGCTCTGCCACATCCACATCAACCTTAGCTGACTCTAAACCGATAATTTGATTCGGGATTGCATCCAACTGATCAACCGCTTTTTTCTTGGAAGCATTGTTCATCGCTTCAATTTCCTCAAATTTGTAGGATTCAAGCAATTTGGCAACATCCGCAGTTTCTTTATTCATTTGCGCAATCTCTAAATCTGTTTTTGCACTTGCCATAGCGAATAAGGATTTTCTCATTTCATCCTGTTTTTTCTTCAACGACAAATCCTTGGTAAACACATTCGGGTGCGAACAAATGAGGAATTTATCAAACTCAAACCCTAATTCTTCCAGATATGCCTTAAAATCACGTTCTGTCTTAGGCACAGAATTGATCTCATATGTATTTGTGATAGTAACTTTCGAAACTCCATTTTTATCCGGTTTTCCAACTTTTCGCTTCTGCATCTTGGAAAGAGTAATCTCTTTTCCGTCCACATCAACATCTGCAGTAACGGTTGGAATGCAATCTTCTACATTGTCCGGTTTGATGTTCGGGTTGCTTGTAAGTTCATAGTTCTTATCAGAAATCAGCCAGTACCATGCCGTCCCGATTGTGGTCTTTCCTCTCCGGTTCATGCCGGAAACCCTTGTTGTCTTTCCGAATTCGTATGTATTATCCTTTACACCTTTGAAATTTTCAATATGTAACGATTTTAAAATCATTCGCATTTTTGTCTCACCCTTTCTTTAAATTCTCTTTTCAGTCTATCGAAATGCTTTTCGTTCTCCATGTATCCGCTCAAAGTTTCGATTGTCGGCATACCTGCTGTGCCCTGTTTGCATCCGTGCAATTTGATGTTAATCTCATGTTCTTTTGTAATGTATTCGTGCAACATATTTATGTGCAACTTGCACTCAATCAGTTCGTTGTACTCTTCCCTTGGAACACAGACGTAATTTTCCTTTTTCATATTACACCCCCACGATTCCTTTTATTGATAACTCATATGTAACTTTTTCCACAACGCGACCATCTTTACACGTTTTCTTATATCTCCTGCTCTGCAATCTGCCGTATGTACTTACCCTATCGCCTAAAGCAAGCGAGTCCGTATATTCTGCACACTTTCCCCATGCGATACAAGTGATCAAATCCTCTTTTCCGTTTTCTCTTATGTTTTTGAGTTTCACATCACAGATTTTACGGCCAAGTGGTGTTTCTCTAAGTTGCTTTTCCTCAATAATGCCGTCAAGACTTACTTCATTCAAAGGGCTATCATCCTCTGGCTTCGTGATTGTATCAGCCATAACATACATAAGAATGGCTTCTCCGGATCCTGTTCTTACGTGCCGGGTAATTATCTTCCCACTGACGTATGCCGTTCCGCTGATTCCTGCATCGCTGATTTCTTCACTAAACAGTACCGGAAGTATATCTGCAACACCGCTTCTTCTTTCAACTCCAATGAAAAATTTATAAAAAATCTTACCGTTTGATTTATGGCTTTCCCTTGGTGCTGATACAACATCACCGATCAACGTTATTTTGTTCTCCATTGTTGCTTCTCCTTTCCATTTCTCTGTCAAGAACCTTTTCAAAATTCTCTTTATCATTCTGTTTCTTTCGTTTCCCTGCCAAAAGTTCAGCAAGCATACGCTTTTCTTTCGTGGAACATCTCGTACCACTTATATACACAACGCTTACCATGCATCCTCTCTCATTCTGCGTTTTCTCTTAATTCGCTTGTCGAGTTCAGCTCTCTTCCGGTCTACTTCCGACCAGTAATACATGATTGCCGCAATTACCGCACCGGCTACAAATTTAGTAGCCGACACATCCCCGACCACGCCCTCACTATCCATATAGCACGCGGCAACCAAGGAATACTCCATTGCAACCGCACCTATGATGAATTGGATTACTTTTTTCATTCATGCCCCTTTCTGCCACTTTATAATTTAGTACCAGTCAGAAACAAACGTTCCGAGTAACGGGCATACAACACATCTATAAAACGCACGGAACCATCTTCCATAGAATATGTAAAAGCCATTGCAGGTGTGTAAGTCGAATCTCCTGTATGTATCTTTGCATCTATTACAGAAACTCCATATGTTGTTTCCTCGTCAACGAAAATGCTTGAAAAAGTTTCCGCAGAGTCAACCCTTGCCAAATAGTTGTCACCGCTACGAATTACCCTTGAATTAACTTTCTGAAATTCAAAATCGCTCATTTCAATTCTCCTTTCCATTATGTGTTTCGTTCCCCTCGCCCTGTTCACTATGTTTCGAAGCAGAACTCTCTACCATTCCAAGAACATATCCTTTCTGAAAATCTGTCATATTCGGAATGGCATCACGAAGTTTTTCGACAACTCGCTTTTCCTTTTCGCTCATACAATCACTTCCTTTCATGCGCAATATCTGATTTCGTACTCTGCTACAATGTTCAAGTCGCATCCGAAAATATACATTAAAATAGGAAGAAACTAATTTCTTTTGTACTTCCCATGCCAAATCATCCGTGAACGACTTGGCCAACATTAGATAGCCCTGTTCGGTAAAAAGATACATTCCGTTCGGAGCAGTTACACCAAATTCCCCCTTGGCTTCATCCGAATTTCGGACGAAGTAATCTTCTCCTAAAATAAAGTGTTTCTTATTGTCTTTAAATCTTTTTCTCGCTGTTCCGTCTGGTCTTTCATGTACCATATCAATGTCCTTAAATGTGACCACTCGCTTGCCTCTGTACTCTTTGATGGAAATATCTGCATTTCCAATGTGTACTAAATTATCCATATTTTCACTCCTTTCTGTGGTATAATATTTTCAAAAACGGAGGAATTAACATGCTTCTAAAAATTGAAAGAATAATATTAAAGAAAATATCTAAAACAAATTTTTCAATCGAACTTTCCGAAATAGGTAAATTCGATGAAGAAGATGTATATCAAGCGTTTTTGGATTTGCAGGATAAAGGATATGTAACAAAAGTAAGTACATCTGCGGATAGATCAAATTTTAGCTTTATAGTTTCTCCAAAAGGAAGATTTTATAAAGAATACTTTTTCCTTTCATTTTTGAGAAATATCCTTATCCCATTTGTCGTTGCCATAATCACGGCAACCGCCACATATCATTTAGAAAAAGTAGCAGATAGCTATTCCGACAGCAGCTCCAGCCAATGCACTTATGAATTGAACTCCGCCAATAATGAACGGCTCAAACTTATCGAGTAAGTCGCGCTTTTGTCTGAACGTCATTTTCTTCATGTTCTCACCTCTTTTCTGTTCATTTGATGTACATACAATAGCACATTAAATATACATTGTCAATAGTTTTTGTTGACTTAATGAACATTTAATGTTAATATAATTGTGAAAGGAGGGTAAAGGATGAATGAGCGAATAAAGCAAGTTCGGTTATCAGCAAAATTAAGCCAAACCGAATTTGCAGAAAAAATTTTAGTCTCACGATCTGCTGTATGCAAAATGGAAAGCGGAGAAAATTCTCCATCAGAACAAACTGTTAAATTGATTTGTCAAGAGTTTAATGTCAATGAAGATTGGCTTCGCACCGGAAACGGAGAAATGTTTGTTGAATTATCAAAAGACGAACAGATTTCAGCAATGCTTGGAGAAATCCAAAGATTAGGTGATGAAAACTTTAAGTATCGACTTGTTTCTGCACTGTGCAAATTAAGCGAAAGCGATTGGACAGCCTTAGAAAATTTAGTAGATATGATTTCAGACAAAAAGTAAAAAAGAGCCAAGGGCAATGCGCAGACCCTTGGCTCTTTTCCTATTTTAATAAGTTACTTATGTATGCATATATGGTTTTTAACCAATGCAAATTTTCGCATTTTTCAATAAGTTTAATGATTTCATTTTTGTAGTATTCTTTTCCCAACCTAAAACCCCCAATCGTGTGCCCTATGTAGCGATACAGATATTATAGAACGTGTGTTCGGCATAGTCAATCCCCAATTATGGGCGGAGCCATGCCAAACCCCACCCATGCCAGAACTTGAAGTGTCCTTTCGGACAAGTCCATAGTATCACTGTAATGCGCATGATTTCAACATTTTTCGGTCGCAAGTTTCGACAGGAAATGTCATTGCAGAGAAGCGGAAAGCTGTTTCTCAATCTCTTCTTGCACTTTTGCGCGCCAACGCATCGGCACTTCATCAATCGTCATTTTCTTGTCTACCAGAATACGTCTTACGTAGAATTTAACCATATCCTACACCTCACTTTCTGCGGTAATGCTTGCCAATTCTTCGATTGCTTCTGCGTTTGCTTCGTGTCCTGCTTTAAGCTCATCAATTGCCTTTTCCATTTCCGTCTTTGTCCGCAGCCTGATAGTAACCGTGTAAGTTCCATCTTCCTTACCTGCCTCGTCCGTATTCGGTGCGTATGTAAACCCATCGGATTTCAGATCAGTGTAATTCCCCGACACTGCATCGTTGTGTGCAAATGTGACTTCCGCAAGGTTGTCTGCAGAAAATGCATCCGTAATCGTTTTAATGGCTTCGAAGTTCTCGGCTTTGATCTGGATGTTTCCAAGGCTTGCTCCTTCGGCGATCTCGAACTCTGTTTTGTTTTTCAAAATAATTTTGTCCATAATTTTTATTCCTTTCTATGTGTAAATTTACGAGTTACTAAACTTATTTAAACGGCAGTTTAAATACAACAATAAAAAGAGCTGCTGCATTAAATGGAAACGAAGCATTAGGCACAACATGTTATGGGAAACCTTGGATTGTTTTAAAGGAACTATTTGACAAAATTCCAGCTGGTATAAGTGTATTCGTAACAGTTGCAGCAGCATCTTATTTAACAATAGCATACAATATGGGAACGTATGCAACATTTATAGTTTTTTGTTACGAGCAAGCAAGTTGCTATCATGTATTCAGGACAGCCAGCGGTTGGAGCGTAGGAGTACTACAGACTGGAAACTATAGCACCTTCTAAGCCTTTGTATACCACACAATTATAATGTTATGATTCTGTATAATTTATTGTCCAATAGCAATCCAATAAAAATACCAATTATATTTCCACGCATCGGCATGTTTAATTTCTGAAGCTGCAATAAAGCCATCAGTGTCCGTATATCTTTGATCAACAAGCACACTATAAAGATAGGCATTAGCTTGAAGGTCTGCAAACGAAACTACAACGGTTGGCTTACTGTTAAACTTTTTGTGAAATGTTACTCTTGTGCTTATATTAGTACCAACATTTATAGCCGAACCTGATTTACTAAATAAACTCGTACCGCAATCTATCATTTTTAAACTGCCGTTTATTTCGGTGATTTTATCATCCAAGGCTTTCCCTTGCCGTGCATCCAACCCAAATCCGGCTTCTGTGGTTGTAAGGTTGTTGATTAAGTTCGCCGCTGGAAATGCACCGTTAATTTTATCTTTTAATGTGTCAGCCAGCTTTATGACGTTTTTCGCTTCGTCCAATGTAATTGTGGTGCCATCCAAGTTAATACTAAGCGTTCCACTTTCATCTACGCTCATGCTTTTTCCGTCCGGCTTTACAACTCCGGCATCCTCTGTTGTTGCAATCGCACCAGCACCGCCCACAATCGATTTCGACCAATACTCTGTATTGCTCGTTGCCGTTCCTGCCGGAACTTCCTTTTTTGCAAAATAAAGCGTATTGTTATAAGTCACTGCATCCAATCTCTTATATGTAGCATCTGCACTCCAATCGCCTTTTGGCACAATTGCTACTCTTCCTGCTATAGCCATTTAAGCCACCTCCCAATTCAAATTTCCGTCATTGTCAACGAAAAAGTTATATGCCGCATTGTCCATGTAAATCAACTCCCCATCCTCATTCACATCAAATTCTGTCATTGTGAGTTTCTTGTTAATCTCGCTTTCGATTCCTTGCACCCTGTCTGCGCTGTCCTTTGCGTCTGTGGCAGATTTTGCCGCGTTGGTTTCAGACTCCCCTGCACTTTTGGCAGATGCTACAGCCTTGGCAGATTCCACTTTAATATCTGCAAGATAATCCGGGCGCAGATGCTTTTCTTGGATACTTCCCTCTTTCACGATTGCGGACACCTTACCGTCACTGCTAATTTCAAATGCAATGGTATTGCTATCTATAAATTCATACTGCGTGATCAGAGCGGACAAATCAACATTCTGCGTTGTGCCATCGTCCAGCGTGATAATCAACTGCTGCGACTGCGGATCATATGTAAAGTTTACGGCCAGCTTTTCCAACTTAGTATCAATGACTGCTTTGGAACCGTTCATTTTCACAACAGTGATCGTTCCCTTTGATTCATCCCATAGAATTTCTTTCACAAGCTCATTTGCCTTTGCCAAATCAACCTTAGACGCATCCATAGCAACCACACGATCATCCAGATTGTCAATGCCGGCTTCCGCATTATTTAACCGCATGGCATCAATTGCTGTTTTCTCGCTTGGAAAATTCTCCCAGTATGTCCGGCTATAAATTTTCTGCATGGTTCACACTCCTTTCTAACGCTGATAATCTGCGTTCCAGATCTTCGTTTTTCTGCTGCAAAAGTTCGATTTCTTTCTGCTGCATCTGGATCATCTGTATGTGCATTGCATGGAGATTTTCCTTGTCAATTTTCCATGTCTTTGAATCTCCGTGAATTGCTTTTTCATCCTCTTCGGCATTTTCTTTTAGTACAAGTCCGCTATCGGACAATCCGGCATCCTGCAAAATCTTCTCTAAATCCTGCGCAATTAAACCAAACTGTAAGCCTGTGTGTTGCGTGATGTATCCGGGTTTCCATGTATATTCAACCGGGCACATTGCCATATAAACGCTTTTAATATCCCTTAATGATTGTATATTATTTTTCAGCCTTTTATCGGAACTCGGAATAGAAATCAAAAGACCCTCGATATCCAAGGTACTTTCCCTCGAGCCAAAATTAGACACTTTATTAAAGTGTCTGGGCGAATACTTGGTTGTAGAGCTATCATTAAGTGTATAATCTACATCTGTAAAATACCCACTTGGCAATTCGCTTTTGGTTGCGTAGTCGCTCAGCGAATTGTCAACATAACTTTCAGTTGCCAAGTTTTCCTCGTTTGAATCTGTTACAGTGCCTAGGTCAATGAGTATGTTTTGCAGAATGGGTCTGCCTCTTCCGTCAAGCCCAATAATTGTAAGGTCATCACCGAGCGCTGTCGAATTAAAGTTTAGCGAATCGATTATTGTTACTCGTCCAGCTCCATCAAGTCTGAAGTTGTTGCTTTCGACTATGAGCCTGTTTCCACGAAGCATAATCTGATCGGCACTTGCATTGATCATTGAAATAACTTGGTCGTTCTCGTCTCTTCCAAGTTTCAATTCCAATGATGCGTCTAATTGTCCTTCCGCTTTTTGTGCGCGATTGACTTCTGCGGAAATGCTTTCTGCGGTCTGCTCAAACTTAGAGCTTGTCTGTTCCTCTAAATCCTCATACGTGGATTGAAGATGGTCTGCGTTCCTTTCTAACTTTCCGGTACGTCTTTCCACACTTTCAATCGTGTCTCTGATAGAATTAACCTTTGCAGAGTGTGTCTGCGTTCCCTGTGCCGAGATTGAATCTCTCTTGCTTTGTACTCCGGTTAAAGTGCGTTGCAATAGATACGTTTCAACAATCTCTCTCGTGGTATTGAATCGGATTGGTTCCCCAAGTGTCAGACATGGATTTCCGACACAGGTGCAACTTTTAATCGGTGTGTATGCCGCCTGTGCCATAATAGGCAATAGGTTATTTGCAATCTGTTCAAGTTCCGCTCCGGTCTTGTCTGATACAAGAAAGTTTCCTGTAATCGAATAGTTGTTTCCGGCGGTTCCAACAATAGCACCGGCATTATCTTCGCTTGTCTTGATTTCAAGCTGCGTGATTGCCTTGCTTTGGAAATCCTCATAATCAAACGTGATATAGTGTCCGGTCATGGATTCTGTGTTTGCATCAGACGGAAATAAATTGTCAGACGGAAATAAATCTTCTGCCGGATAAAGTGCGCTTGTGATTGCTTTCAGAAAGACATACTCAAACTTTCCCTCTCGGTTGATATTTCCAAAGCATCCGTTAATCTCACAGATTGCCGTCACAACCGTTTTTCCACTGATAGCAGACTCTTCTGTGACCGCGCTTGAATCGTCCGTCTGTGTGGCTACAATCGTCTTATTGACCGTCATGGAATCATTGACAAGGCTTGTTTCAACTTGCGCAATTCCAAGATGCGCAAAAAAGCTATCGCGGAACTGCTTAAGTGTCATTGGAAAGCTAAGTCCTGCATACCAAGACTTTACATCCGTATTGATAATGTCATACATAGCGTCATATGCCGTAATCTGCCGTTTTGTTCGGTCAGCCGTAGGAACATCGGATGCAACCTTAAAAACTCCGTATGGCATCGGGTTTTCGCTATCTCCGTCAATCGTTTCTTCGATAGAGATTGTCTTTCCAATAATGTTTCCTGCGGTGTTTCGTGCTGTGAATTTTACACAATTCGCTTCGCACGCTCCAAACTTTAATTCAGATTCCGAACAAAGACTTTCTTCGAGCGCAAACGTACCGATTTCAAGCATCGAATTGTCTATTTTCTGATTCGTTCCAACAACAGATATGACCATCTGCTTATCTGTCGCGGAATCCCAATACTTTTCTTTCAAACTGCTATTTATCATATACACCACCTACAAACGAAAATTTGATTGCGTCATATTTTATCTTCCCATGTGCCACAGAATAGAACGTAGGCTGAATATCAGCGATATATCCGTACTGTGTCACATACCCGCGTTTCTCCGGCACATACGCCGTGATATAGCCGCCGCGCTCCTTTGCCTTGGTATAGTTCTTTTCAATATTCTTCCAAAAATCATCAAACTGCTTTTCGGTCAGCATGGCTTTGGTTTCAAACTCAACCTTTAAGGCTTTCAGTTCCACGGCATCACGATGCTCATATCCGTTTTCATCCGTCCAAGGGTCTTTGTCCTGCATGTTCACATAGGAACTAAACGTGTCCTGCTTTATTAAACTGTTCGGTATGGTATAATTCCCAAACTTTACTAAATATCCGCCATATCCCATCGTTTACCTCCTAAAAATGGGTATAAAAATAGCACCTACCGTTTTGGTAGATGCTATCCATTTGATTAAATTTTAAGCTACTACTGATTCCCATTCAGATTTCAGCTTTTCTACATCGTTTTCAAAAAGTTTGCAAGCGATTTCGTACAACTGCGGAATCATTCCCATTTCCCTGTCGATATAATCCATCTTGTTTCTTACTTTGGGTTTGAGTGCGCACCCTTCCATCCTTGATTTAAGGTTGCAGTGATATTTCCTTTCAAATTCTCCATAAAGCAACGAATAGCGTTCTTGATACTTTCCATCGGCACCGAAACGGACAATCTGAGTTATCCGCTGTCTCTTGGTTGCCAAGTCAATATCATCAACGAGTCCGATAATAACATCTTCCTTATGGATGATTTCTTTCTGCTGTCTTTTAATGGTTTCGTTCTGCTCTCTAACAGTTTTTAATGTCTGTGAAAATATCAGTTTAGTGTTTTCATCTGCATATGGTAGGTAAGTAGAAATAAATAATTCATCATTATTGACATACCCACCTGTTTTACGGATTGTAGGGAGAACCTCGGATGTTACCCAACGTTTGAACTTATGAAGTTTTTCTTTTCTTTCGTTTATAAGGGAGTCGTTTTGTGACACACCCTTTGCTTTCTGTGGTTGCATCTGAAAGAGCAAGGAATACAAACCGCTTTCATTAACAACCGTCATTCTTTGTTTTCCACCGGGAGTATCAATTTGTGACACACCCTTATCAGAATCATCAATATTTGAAAGGCTTCTTCTGTAATTCGTATCTCCAAATACTTCGCATATATCCTTTCCAACAAACCATGGTTCATCATCGACCATGACCATTCTGATCTGTCCGAATATTGGATTCTCAAATACCTCAATGCTGTTTTGAATCTTAAGCATAAGTTGTGATTTTTTCATTCGTGTCTACCTCCATACATTTTTATCTGAATAAAAAAAAGGAAACCGTTTGTGAAATCACATTGGTTTCCTCTTTCGTACAGTATGGCGTTCAAGTAAGTAATCCGCTTCTTCACGGATAAGGTTGTTTCCTTAGTAATAAGGATAGACTATTTTTGATTTTGTGTCAATCCGATTTTGGAATTGAAATAAGCCGTGTTTCCACGGCTTATACTTTTATTCTTCTGCCACTATTGAAAATTTTACTTTTGAATTTCCATAATAGCTTGTACTGTATTCTGTGTCAAAAACATTCGTGTCCATAGGCACTTCAAAATATATTGAACCTTTAGTTTTTTTACCCGGACTAAGCGTTGTGTCAAATGTGCTGTCTATGTAATCAACAGCATAATCGTCTGCGTATGCCGAAAAATCATATCCAGAAATGTCTTGATCTTCATCTGATATATTTTCAAACTCAAAATCTAGTTTCATAAACGCATTTCCATCATCAGGACTTTGATACGCAACATCGTCCAATGTTAATTTTGCAGATGAAAATGTTATTATCAAGTCATTAGTCTCAACCGAATCGCCTAATGTGAAGTAGTCATCGTATGAATCGGTCGATTCTTCCGTTTCATCGTCCAATACTTCCGCATCTCGACTGTTTTCAACTTTTTTAGGTTGGTCTGAATCACTTTCGTCAAATACGAGTGCCGCAAAAATAAAAATAATTATCGCAACTATTGAACAAGCCAGACCCGCAATTGCAGTTCCATGCCCTTTCCATTTTTGCGTAAGTGCAATAATTGCGCATACAAGACCGATTATTGCAGGAACTACACCTATCGCAACACACGCTAACAAAATGCCTGCTATTCCGCACACTAAAGATGCAATTCCCCATCCACTTTGTTTCATGATCAAATTCCTCCCAAAAATCCTTTAACTCATTTCAGTAACCCAAAAGAATCTGTCACGTAGTAGTCGGAATCTTCCGAGTCCTCATTCCAGACAACTAGGGATAGTTGTATGTTGTCAATATTCTTTATTGGCAAGCTCACAATGTTATCATCCATTGTCCACCACGTTACATAGGCTTTTTTATGTGGAGATAAATCTTGATATAACGTTCCTTCCGCCATAACATCATTTACTGATGATGCGTCAGAATTAACCGTAATATTATTGTCTGTAATATTTTCGATTGTCAAGCAAGCTATAAGTTCGTCCGGATATGTTCCCTTCTTTAGCCCTGTAAAGTAAACTCTAATGCTCGAATCTTCGTATGCAAGTCTGTTGATTTTCTCTTTCACGGTTACTTTGCAAGACATCACTTTCTTTCCGGCTTTAGCCTTGACCGTTGCCGTTCCGGATGATACTGCCGTAACAATGCCGCTTTTATCTACCTTTGCAATGCTTGGTTCGGTTGAACTCCATTTAACTCTTGCTTTTGTTCCGGTAACTTTCAATTTCTGTGTTTTCCCAACATCAAGCGAAATGGCTTTCTTGTTTAATTTGATAGTTGCCGCCTGTGCAACAATCTGTTTCCCATCTGCATTTTGGATTGGCATAGCCGAAGTCAAAACGGCAAATGCCAACCCCATCGCTACTAATATTTTTTTTGTGTTTCTCATAATGACTCCTTTCTTGTGATATGATTTATTTAGAATTATATCACGTTCGATTATAGAAGTCACTAAAAAACATAGACATTGTCTCCGGTTCGATTGTAATGTTCTCTCCCATAATCCCTTGCGGCTTTTCCTATGTCGTTTGTAGTAATTCCGAAATTTTTCTGTAAAATAGCTTGTAATAACTGATTTTGCTGTCGTAATAAGGAAACCTCTTGCGCAGATGTTGAATTGATAGCATCTTTGATTCCAGTAATTTCTTGGCTTCCTGCGACCGCTGGCTTACCTCCGACTGTTCCCATAATTTCCGGAAGTCCATTTTCTCCAACTGTTGCTATGCTATATTTATCCATAAAACCGCCCGTTGCATAAGCCTTTACTTTAGGTAGGCTCACTTTCGGCACAAGATCGACTCCGCTCCACTTTACCTTTGCTACTTTAGCCGCCGCAGAAACAACACTGTTGAACCCTCTCAAAACGGTATTCACTCCACCGATCAATGAATTTATTGCTGTTTCAATTCTTGAAATTACGGTGTTCATTGCCCCGGCAACGCCACTTTTCACGCTATTCCATAATTTGCTGAATATTTCAGCTACACTTTCTTTCATCTTCGAGAAAGCATTTTTTATCGGGGTGGTTACATGTTCTTTAAACCAACTAGAAACACTGTTCCACGCCCCGGTTACCGCTGTTTTTGCCGCGCTAAATGCTTTCTGAATAGATTCTTTTGCTGAACTAAAAGCATTCTTAATAGGTGTTGTAACATGCTCCTTAAACCAACCGGAAACCACAGCCCATACCGATTTCACAGTTGTCCATAGAACCTTAAATGCGGTTGATACTGCCGATTTCAATAATTCAAAATTCTTCTTTATTGGCTCTATTACCTTTGATTTAAACCAATCAGAAACAACAATCCATACAGCCTTGACAATAATCCACAATCCTTGAAAGATTTGACCGACTCTTTTCGAAAATCCTTGGAAAAATGAAACAATAGGAGTTATAACATTAGTATTGAACCATCCAGAAACTGTTTTCCATACACCGGATATATCTTTCCATAAAGAAGAGAAAAAACCGGAAACGGATTCCCATAATCCCTTAAAAAATCCGCTTATTGGCTTAATCACATTAGTATTAAACCAATCTCCTGCTTTTGAGAAAATTTCTTTTATTTCTTTCCAATGATCCTTGACTACTACAGTTGCCGTTGCAACAGCGGCTACTATTCCTGCGGTAATCGCTGCCGGTGCTGCTGCTACCCCTAAAATAACCGCCCCGACTGCCGTAATCGTAACTCCGACAAGCATAAGTGCTTCATTAAGCCAACTGAATCCGTTCTTTAGCATGGTCACAAAGTTTGATATTGCAGTAAACGCGCCAATTGCAACAGAGCCAATCCCGGTTATAGCTTTTGCTACCGGACTGATAAAAGAAAGTGCGCTCTCTGCCGCACCGCTACCGAATAAAGCTTTGACACCAGCTGAAACAGTTGTTCCAAGTGTAGCAAACGCCCCACCTATTTTTTTTGACAAAGCGGTAGACAATACTGCCGAGATTCCCTCATTTGCCGCAATTTCAACGCCAAGCCTTGATGCAAGTGAACCAGCAATTGCTTTTGAAATGGAAGTCCCTATGATTCCAAGTGCGGTTTTTGCAAGATGCAATCCAAGAATTTTTTTGATTGTCAGCGCACCGATGATAATCGCAACCGTCTTTACGTCTAGGTTGCTTAAAAACTCCTTGACACCTTTCCAAACATCCTTCCAAGAAATTTTACTTAATGCCGTAGTGACCGCATCAAATGCCCCTTGCGCCCATGCATTAAGCGTTTTAGCCAATAATGCAAAGTCAAAGTTTTGGAAAAACTTGTTTATTCCGTCTGCGATTGAATTTCCAAATTGCTTCCAATTAAATGTCGTTCCAAACGAATCCAATCCATGAAGCACCGTGTTTAATGAATTTGCGATCAGTTTTCCGGTTTCTCCG